AAAACCATGTTTAAACTGTTGCTTAACAATCTTAGCACTAATCTTACCTGCTAATGCAATAGCCTTACCTGTTTGTCCTGTTCTAGAGCCTACAACGAACACCTCAGCCAAAGAAGGAAGAAGTGAGAGGGGTAGTAGCGTTGCAGATAAACCCGCTCTAATCGCATTCTGAGCCGTTCTAAGGCCATCCCCTTTAGAGGTGTCTAAGTTACGCTTAGGGATACGCTGAGATAGATTCATTGCATCAGCCATCTCTCTCAATGCGGCTTCAGCATCAAACCTCTTACCTTGATTCTGAGCATCTTCAATTACTTCATAAAGCTCTTTGTAAAACAACTCACCCTCTGAGCCAAATGTCTTAGCATGTCCTAGTCTTTCTGACATCATATCATAGTAAGAGAATACAGCTTCTTGAACGCTAGTCTTAGGGTCAAGCCAGTTGCTCCAGAAGTCCTGAGGTAACTCAGCCAACATACGATGTGTTTCAACAGCGTTCTGCTTGTTTACTTTAGCACCTGATGTAAGCCCGCCTCTGCCTACTCTGCCTTCCATACCTTTAGCAACAATCTTCATTGCCTTATCGTAGGCTTTCTTCTTAGACAGTCCTTCTTTCTCTTGTATCTCTTTAGCCTTAGCATCTACATCTGTCTTAAATGTATTAGCTACCTTGATATCAGTCTCATTACCAAAGTGTTCAAAGCCTTGCTCTTCAATCCTACCTACGTAAGCTTCGATCTTGTCTCTAGTAAGGTCTAATCCTTTAGCTTCAGCTACCGCTACAGCTTCGTTAATAAACTCTGTACGATTAGTCTTTATCTTCTTGTAGTCTAGCCTTCCTAGTAGTGGGAAGTAAGTACCACCCTCAAACAAAGTAGCATCGATGCCTAGAGTCTTTAAGTCATTCTTAATTGTCAAGTCTAAGAACGTAGCCAACTGATTAGATGCTTGCTTCTGCTGTTCGTTTAGATTAGCATATGCTTCGTTCTTTAAATCCTTAGCCTCTTTACTATCTTCAGGCATGACACGATGATCATGTACAGCTTGAGCTTCTTCCTTGCTCAACTCCATGAAGTCTCTAACACCTTTGTTGTATGTGGTCTTGTACTGCATAGCATTAAAGTGTACAGGCACTACGCCTATTCTACGACCAAAGTCACCAGTAGTCTGGTTAAACTTAGCCGCTAACTCTCTAGCTTTAGGTGTGTTTATTCTTCCTACAAACTGTGCAGGTTTATCACCAAGTACAGGAGCTAATAATCTGTTGTATAAATGTGCAAGCTTTGTTTCAGTTACTGGAATCTTTTCATAGTTCTTTTTCCAATATCCATCCTTTGCATCCCACTCTAGAATACCCTCATCAATCTGCTTTGCCATAGAAAGGTCAGCGTTCTTTCTAGCCTTATTCATAACACTACTACCTACCCCAAAAGGCAAGCCTAAGATACCACCAATAAGACCCTCAACAGCAGACTCTTTCATAGCCTCCTCGATGTCAAGCTCATCCCAGTAGTTTGTAGCATTACTTGCTTTAAGAGTTGTAGTGAAATCCTGAACAGCTTCAGTAGCGGCAGAAGAAACTATAGCAGTACCAACGATTCTTCCTGTTGAGATTCCTTCCCCTACTCTTTCACGTATATAGTTAGCCGAGTCTTTCCTGCTACCTGCATTCAACGCTTTCTTAACTTCAGGTGTAATCTCTTTTAAAGCAGGAGTCATAGCCTTGATAAACTTAGAAGCGGCAAAGGGTTCTAACGCACCTAGCGCAAGACCAGTGCCAACGTCTGCCATAGAAGCATTATAAGCTTCGTCCATATCCTCTGCTTTAAGACCAATATCACCAATGTTCATTAGCCCAGAGGTAAGCCCACCTGCAACTAAAGCACCTGCTGTACCTGATGCACCTACTAGAGGAGCTACAGGGGCGGCTAGTAATGATGGTAAGCCTACACCAACTGTACCTACACCTCTAGAAACCTGATCTAGTAAACCTCTGAAAGAAAACTCACCATCTTCATATAGTGGATGAGCAGTAACACTCTCCACATCACGCATGTTCTTGTTCTTACCTTCGACCATAGCCTGACCGAAAGCACTATCTGCAAAACCAAACGATTCAGCCAACGACTGACCGCCACGGTATAATAGAGCCTGTCCTAAATCGACACCTGCTCCTACTTGATCACCTAATCCATCAGGTCTGCGTTCTACGCTCTGATTAAATTGTGCATCAGACATATCCCACAGAGCATCAAAGTCTATGGTTTCTGACATTATAGTTTTCCTTTGGCAAGTAGTTCCAGACCTTTTCGATACGTCTCTTCAGCTTTTGTCATTTCTGGTTTACCACCTGAGCTAACCCAGTTATCTCCCATGTTGTCTGCAAGAAACTCTGTTAGTTTTGATCGATTAGCTTGGCTTCTACCTGCAAAGCTAGGATCAACAGAATTTATATAGGTTGCTAGGTTCTTTATTTTCTTACCGTCTTCAAAACCTGCGGCACTTAATTCGCTAGAAATGTTATCTACTTTATATCCTTGATTCTTTAGAGTGTCTACGTTCTGAAGCTTCAACACCTCAAGAGCCACAAGCTTATCTTTGTATGCCTTATCTTGCTTGGCTTTACTACTTGCTTTCTTAGCTCCAAGACCTGCCTGTAGCGCAACACCTAAGTTCTCAAAAGTACCACGACCACTACCTGCGTTAGCTAACATAGCCGCACCCATAGCCATCAAGTCTACTCTGCTTTCAAGAGCATCAAACCAGTTCTTGTCTCTCTCACCTGTACCGCCTTTAGCATCAATCTCAGCATCAATCTCAGCAGTAGTCATACCTTTATCTACAATAGGAGGAGTAGAAACAACAGCTTCATCACCATCTAAGCCATAAGGGTCTTCATCCTCTACAAAAGGAACAGCAGGAGGTACGTAATTAGGATTAAAGTAAGAAGCCGCTTTCTGTCCAAACTCTATTACTTCTGGTGCAACCTCTCTTTGGGCTATTCCTTGTACTTCACCTGTAGGCGCTCCTGCAAAAGGATCATTGTTTGCTACACCTCTAGACATATTCTGAAAGAAGTTTATAGTATTACCAATAGTCTCTGGCATACTAGGATTAGCAGTGTCAGGGTTACTTTGTATCTGCGCTCTAAGCACATTAGCATTTGGAGGTAAGGATGCATTAGCTACATTACCTACACCTCTACCTAATAATGCAAAAGGACTGTTAGAGTTTAACAGAGTCTGTCCCATAGCTTCTTGTTGAGGATCAGCGGAGACTCTAGCTTGGAAGTCTCTGTATGCTTGCATGATATCACTCATATTATCTTACTCCAGTATTCAGTAGCTGAGGTTGCTGTTGTTGCTGTTGCATTGCCGCAAGCTGTCTATCTATATATGATTGTAGAAGATCAGCTTCTCGATTACGTCTAGGAAGTAGCTCTTCATTTGTCCATTCGTCAGGGTCACGTAACATAGAAATACCTTTAGTCATGTCACCTTTCATAATCTCACGCATACTGTTAAAGCCTAAAGCACTATTACCATAGTTATGTACTAGCGAGACACCTACAGCTAACTGCTCTGGTGATAGGTCAATACCCTTAAACTTCTCTTTAACACTATTCGCTGTCTTGTCAATATGTGATCTAGTAATACCCATTGCAACATCTGATGGTACACTGAAGTGACCTAGCTCTCTCTCAACAGCTAAAGCATCTTCACCCTGCTTACCTACATAAGGTAGTAAAGACTCTTGCACATTACTAGGTAGCCCTAACTTCATAAAGCTTTTCAAATCCATCTGACCAATATCGATGCCGCCGCCGAATGTTAAACCAGACTTGCCAATAGCTTTACCATCTCTCTTTGGAATGTATGTTCTAGCCTCAGAGCCTTCCATAGGAAAGCCCTCCTCTTGTATTATAAACTGATATAAAGCATCGTTATTAGTCATTATCTATCCTTTCACGCTAGTTCTTGAAATACTTTATCGTACTTAACAGCTAGATAACCAGAGGGCATAGTTACTACATTCTCTGGCATAATCTCTTCTACTTCTTGTGCCATGAATCCTGAACGCATGCTATTACTTAACCCTTTCTCTTCTGCTTCTTCAGTCCAATCCCAAGAGTAAACACCAAGACCATTGTCTAATCTACCTAGCTCTTTGATGTTGGTTTTAAGACGCATATCTGATGTTGCAGGTTTATTCAGACCCAGCGCCGCGCCTAACATGTTACCACCTACAGAACCACCTGTCGCACCTGCTACCGTACCTGCCATAGGCATTCCTGCTAATGTCAAGCCTACACCGAGTAATGTACTAAACGGATCAGACTCAGGGGCTGTCTCTACAGTTGAACTAGAAGCACTAGATTCTCCTGATTGATACTGCTCTCTACCTAGAGGGTTTGAACCCAAGAAGTCATAGAACTGCGCAAGGTTAGCCATCTCAGCCATACGTGGAGCATCGAACTGTTGTATCTGATCCATCAACTCTGCTTGATCTCTTGCACTTCTGTCCTGACCTATAGCAGACATCAGACCACCACCTCTTTCAAGCTGACTACCAAAGCCTGAAAGCCTATCTAATGCTCCTAAAGATGTATCATAGCCTAACTGTGTTGCTAACCGTCCTAGACCTACATCTGATTGTGCTAACTCTCTATCTCTTTGTTGTAGCTGTCGTTGCTTTATATCTAGGTTCTGTTGAGCCAGTGCCGCATCTGATATTGACTTCTGCGTAGCTCTATTAATCTCACCACCTAGTAAACCTAACCCTTCACCAGTTTCACTACCGCCATACTGTCCTGCCGCAGTGCCTTTCTGAAACAAATCAACAGAGCCTCTTTGGAATGCAACATTAGACTCATCTAAGATACCTGCTAGTTGATCTTGAAATGCTTGGTTATTAGAGAGGTCAGCAGTGCCTCCTTCAAAAGATCTAGAAGTATCATAAGACACAGGGCCTGAAGCCGCACCTAGTAAACTACCAAGACTTCCTTGACCTATCCCAGTTAATCCTGACATAGCTCCACCTTCACCATATAAGTCAAGTAGAGCTTGCTCACCCTGACCCACCATTGCATCTTGACCTGCTAGTCTAGTACCTTGATAGATACCTTCAGTGCCTTGATTATATAGATTGTACGCATCCATCAAGCCACCGATAGACATACCGCGTAGCTCTTCTCCTAGCTGTACCTGTTGATTTGAAGTAGTGCTTTCTTCAGTTTCAGTTGTAGTTTGACCGCCACCTTTACTCATTTAAAACTCCTTAACCATATATATTATGTCGGAAGAATAATCTGGAATTAGTTTAGTCCAACCTTTTCTTCCAAATATTTCAACACCATCTAGTCCTTTTTCTTTTGCCCAATCTTCAACAGTTTCCATATAAAGATCGACCCATTCTGTAATATCTTTACCACCACATAGATGTATCAATAACCTTTCTTTAACAGGATATGAAACATGCTTAGTAACTACAGCCCCTAGTATTTCTTCATCTCTGTAGATCAACCACAACTGGCTGTGTCCTTTCTGTATACTTTCTAACACTGTCTTCAAAGTAACTTCAGGGGCTTTGTCAATTACTTTAAGAAGGTATTCAATGATTACGTTCTGATTCTTTTCTATTTCTGCAACGTCTTTTACTAAGCTTATTCTATACATCTATTAATCTACCTTCAATATCAGCATCTAAAGTGTTAAATGTTAATGTTGAAGACCCATTAGCCATCGCTACCTTTATTGATATTACGTCCCCTCTGTTTGCTTTTCCTTGATAGGCAAACGAAACAGGAAGATAATGAGAACCATTAAAGTTTAAAGTACGTAACGAACCTGCTTGCAACACATCGTTTACATACACGCCAATTCCAGTGTCTGTTGAACCGCCTGAGTTATGTTTTACATTTGCATTAAAGGTTAAATGATATCTACTTGTAGATAAGAAAGAAAAAGTACCTGCACTAGTGTCTGACTCTATTCCTTCTTCATCCTGCCTAAC